ATATGTGACAGGTGGAGTAGTTGCTAATGTAGTAATGGAAGGTAAATATGCAGCTTCAACTGCATGGGGTGGATATACAACGGCATCTGCAACATTAACAATTTTAGATAATGGAACACCTGTAACGAGTTCAACACAATATTTCTATTCTGGTAGTGCTGATGCAATAATAACTGTACCAACAACATTTACAACAGGACATACAATTACAATATCAGGTAGTACTGCGGTAGTTGGTAATCCAACGCCACCACCAACTGCAAGTTTAACATTTACAGTAGATAATCCTGGAACATTCCCTTATCCGGTAACTGCGGGTAATGGTAGTGCAAGTGGAACATTAATAAACAATACTGGTAATACGATATATGTTTATAGTTGGTTTAATAGTGGTGGAAATACATCAGGAAATACTGCAAGTGATACTGGACAATTTTCAGGTGGTAGTCCATTAGATATACCATTTACAACTGTTTCAGGTAGTGGACAAAATGTTTATTCTACTAACTATGAAACTATTATAAGTGATAACACTACAAAGTTTTGGACTTTAACTAAAAACGATAACCTAACTAGTGGTGCAACTTTAAGATTAGGATACGCAACATCACCTGGTGGAACGATAACTGCATTAGCACCATAACTTATTAATTAAATAAAAGTTGTTTTTACAACATGATAAAGACCATAATAGATTTATTACAATCAAATCAATTTTACGGAGTAAGTGAGAATGTAGATATTGCAAAAGGAAAGTATGCAATACCTTCTTCATTTTCAGACATAGGTAAAAATATTAAACGCAGATTATGTCAGAAAAAAGGATTAAAGTAAAGGTTGATGTAGAAGCAAACACTGCCAATACTATTGCCAATTTAAAAGCATTAAAAAGGCAATTGAAAGAAACTGCCGCAGGTAGTGATGAGTTCAAAAGAATATCTGCTGAGATTAGAGATATGGATGATGCTATTAAAGATGCAGCTGCCACATCGGATGATTTTGCAGGATACTTAGAGAATGCATCAGGACCATTAGGAATGTTTGGTAAAGCAATTAGAAATGCAGAGAAAACATTCTCTTCTTTTAATGCTGCATTGAAAGCATCTGTAATTGGTTTAATCGTTTCTTTAATTGGAGGATTTGTTGCAGCTTTATCAAAGTCCGAAGAGACAATGAAAAAGTTTGAACCAATCGTTATACTTTTCGAACAGGCATTAAATGGTGTATTAGGTGCATTAGAACCTCTAATAGATGGTTTTATTGAATTAGCACAAAATGTAATGCCGTATGTAACCAAAGCATTTAAGGTAGTTTATTCTGCAGTAACGGCAGTATTCCAATCATTAGGTAAGTTAGGTTCGGCAGTTGTAAAATTATTCAAAGGAGATTTCAAAGGTGCATGGGAAGATGCTAAATCATCTGTAACAGGATTTACCGATAACTACGAAGCAGCAGTTGATAGATTTGAGAAAGGTCAAAAGAAAATGACTAAAACTCAAAAAGAAAATCTTAAAGAACAAAAGAAAGATTTAAAAGACCATACGGATGAAACGAAAAGAATACGAGAAGAGGAGTTAAAAGAATTAATGGCTGGGCAGAAAGAAGCAATGTTAGAATTACTTTCTGAAAGAGAAGCTGAAGAGTTTAAGGTAAACGAACATTATTCTAGATTATTATTTCTTGCAACTAAATATGGTGAAGATACAACTCAATTAAAAGCAGCACAAGCTGATGCATTAAAAGAAATTGATGATAAGTATTTAGCTAAACAAGCTGAGTTAGATGAAAAGGAAAAAGAGAAGAGATTAAAAGATGCCGAAGAGTTTGCTAAATTCTCAATGGAACAATACGAAAGAATTAAGGAATTAGATGAACAAAGAAAAGATTCAGCATTTAGAACTAATCAAGCCGTATCACAATCATGGGTTGATTTAGGAAATAATATTTCAGGTATATTTGGAAGTTTAATAAATGTATTTGCACAAGGTTCAGCAATGGCAAAAGCATTCGGTGTTGCACAGGTTGCAATCAATGCTGCATCATCTATTGGACAAATATTAGTAAATGCAAGGTCTGCACAATTTGAATACGATAAAGCAATTGCAACAGGTAACGCTGCAATTTTAATGGCAATACCAAAATTAGTAAACCCAATCACTGCACCATTAGGTATTGCAGAAGCAGCAGCAGGTAAAGCAGCAGTTGCAGGTGGTATCGCAGGTAAGGCTGCATTGAAAGTAAATACTAATTTACAAATTGCAGCAGTCGGTGTATCATCGGCAGCACAAATTGCAGCAATCTTATCAGCAGGTAAAAGTAAATCATCAGGAGCTGGTGGAGGTGGAGGAAGTATAACATCCGCAGGTAGTGGAGCAATACCAACCGCACCGACTATTGCAGGAACTGCTGCACCACAAATATTAACTACTGGTGGTACAAATCCTACACAACAAATTGGTGAGACTATATCTGCATCACAAAGACCTATTAGAGCATATGTAATTTCAGGTGACGTTACCTCACAACAGGCATTAGATAGAAGAACTTCGAGAGCAGCAACATTTAGTGCAGGATAACTATTTTTAATCAAAAATCTGTTTTTATAATATGAAATTGTACGAGTTAAAAATTGAAGAGGACGGAGTTGATGAGGTATTCGCTATTAGTTTAGTTGAGTCACCTGCAATCGAATCTGATTTTATTTTCTTTGATAAAGAAGAAGTAATGTTTGCAGCTACCGATACGGAACAGCAAATGTTAATTGGCCCCATACTATTGCCAGAAAAAAAGATATTAAGAGTAGACGGAGAAGGACAACCATACCATGTGTATTTTACCAAAGAGACGGTTAAGAAGATTGCACAGAATTACTTAATGAAAAAGTATACTGACAAAGCAACATTAGAACATGACATGAGTATTAAAGGTGTCCATCTCGTTGAATCTTGGATAAAAGATGGCAAGTTGGATAAGTCAAATAATTATGGTTTATCAGTACCCGAAGGTACATGGATGGGAATGTTTAAGATAACTGACCCAAAGATTTGGAAAGACTATGTTAAGACTGGAAAAGTTAAAGGATTCAGCATCGAAGGATTATTCACACATAATTTAATTCATGCATCAAAAGAAGATATCCTATTAAAAGATATTGAAGATTTGACTGAGCAAGAAGCAGAAGTATTTTTATCTACATTGAAAGCAATCATAAGGAAAGATAAGAGATATGGCAAAGGCCAAAGAGTAGAGATGGAAAGTTATTCGGACTATCCAGATGGTGTAAAGAATAATGCTAAAAGAGTATTAGAGTATGTAGATAAGAATGGATGGGGTAGTTGTGGAACTCCTGTTGGAAAACAAAGAGCAAATCAATTAGCAAAGGGTGAACCTATTTCAGTAGATACGATTAAACGCATGCATTCATTCATAGCAAGACACGAAGGAAGTTTAGATGTTTCTAAATCTTATTCGGATGGTTGTGCAAAATTAATGATAGATGCATGGGGTGGATTAGCAGGTGGTCGATGGGCAAAGAGTAAGTTAAGAGAATTGGGTTTATTAACAGAGACAGAAACACAACCTAGTATTACATCATCTTATCCAGGTGAGGTAGCAAGTGGTAGTGTTGCACCAGCATTAAAATAATATGAATCAAAATACTTACATAAAGAATATAGAAAGATTTGCTTTACCATCAGTATCGATGAGAAAGTTTAAGTCTATGTTGGAAAGTAGTTCAGCAGGTAATCCTATGTTTGTAAAATGGAGAACTGCAATACCACCAACACATAGAGCATCTTATGAAATGTATTGGGGAAAGTTTTATTCTAATTCTGACCAAAGTGATACTAAACAATCAGAAGGTATGGTTAACTTAGTTGCACCTACTACATTAGAAGGATGGAGAACTTTAACATACGATAACATTTCATCATTTAAGTTTGAAGGAAAAACTTACACAATCAATTAATATGCCAGTAGAAATTAAAAAAGGAGAGAGTGAAAACGATTTCATATCTCGTTGTATAGGTGAAGAAGTATCAGCAGGATACGAACAAGAACAAGCAGCTGCAATATGTTATTCATATTGGAGAAAAGATAAGATGTCAAAGATAACTGACACATCTACAAAAGTAATGGCAAGAGTAAAGTTTGATACTGACTTTAAAGGTATCAATTTAAAAGATGCAAATGACCCCTGCGCCACAGGTTACGAACAATATGGTATGAAAGATTTGGACGGTAGAGAAGTTCCAAACTGCATACCAATTCAAGAACCAAAATAAAAATAATGATACATTTATTTCGTAAAGAAAAGTTCAATTCAACTCTTTATGATTTGGAGTTAAAGATAAGTAATCAGCAAGGACAATTGGACGAGTTGAGAGAAATGATACTGCAAATAAGTAGAGAAGTGAATACAATTAGAATAGAATTAGATTATTTAGTAAATAACAAATATAATGGGTATGGCAAAAGCATCTAGTAATCCAAACAAAGTATCATTCGGTAAGAGGAAAGGTGGTAAGGCACAAAAGACATCAGGTCCCAAAGTGAAACCAACGAAACAATATAGAGGACAAGGTAGGTAAAATAGGTTACAACCTAATTTTAAGACTGCTTCCTGACACTCAAATAGAATATTGGTATGTATGTACCAAATCGGAGAATATACGGAAAATAAGAAACAAAAATAACCCCAGCCATTTACGACTGGGGTTTGTTGTTAGAATGACAGAAAACTAACAACCAGTTATGAGAACAAACAAAATTTCTATTTTACATCTTTAAAAGTTCTTCCTTTAATTGCATTTCGTATTCCATGTTCACTTGTTTTATATTTTTTAGAAAATGCAACAACTCCAAATTCAGGGTGTCTTGGTATAAAGTTTTTTCTCATAAAAATTACATCTTCTTTTGTAAGATTTGAATTAACTTCTCTACCGGCCATACCAGCTTTACTTGCAATTTTTTTCTTTTTTTGTTTAGATAATTTACCTAAACCATTTTCATATCCCTTTTTACCTGCATTGGATAACTCATTTTTTGAAAGAGAATGACATCCAACACCTTTTGCATGAGCACTTTGACCAGCCTTTACACACTTTTTTAATTCACGTTCTCTATTTTGTTTCCATTGTTTAGTTGCAGATATACTTCCAGCTTTTATTACATTACCATTTTCAACATTCATTCTTCCTGCGGTCTGTCCTCCTTGTATAGAGCCTAATTTTTTTATAGAATATTTATATAAGTCTCCATCTTCTAAACCTTTAATTTCTATATTTTTCCACTCTTTATTCATAAAATTATATTTGGTTTTTAACTAATGTTTTCCAATTAGTTGGAAAGTTATTTCTCATATCAGCAATTTTGGTTGCAACCCTTGGAGTAATTTCTGATAAACTTTCCCAATTTTCTTTAATATAATCAATTGTATCGTTTTGTACTTTAATAGAATAACCACCTTCTTTACCTTGACAAGATTTACCTAACATATCACAATCCTCAATAAGATATAATGTATAAGATAATTTTTCTTCATTAGTTAAATATACTTTAATTTGATTAAATCTACTTCCCATAGCATTCCAATGTGATTTAGCTTTTTTAGATATATCTTCAATCGTATCATTTGTAATCCAAATAAGAGAACCATCAAAAGAAAATCTATTTGGAACATTGTTTTCACGCATCAATTGATTTGGAATTTTTTCCCATGCAATTTCTCTTTCATCTTTTGTTACTTCGGTTGCACCTTTAATCATATCCATAATTGCATTTCTTTCACCTGTTGGTTTGTGTATAATATCACAATCATCTAATACAACTAATTTACCTTCATGTCTAAATTTGAATAGAATAACATATAATGCTGCAGCAGATATAGATGCACCTTTTACATAATAAACATCTTCAGGTGCTAATCCCATATCAAATATGGCCGTTTTTACCCAATGGGTTTTACCAGTACCGGCATCACCACTAACTAATATTGCTTTAATTGCTGAATATCTATTTTCTACGAATGATTTGGTCATTATATATACTGACTCAAATTTGTCTATTACTTTGTTTACAATAGGGTTATTACTTTTTTTCATCTTATTTGTTTTTTAATTGTTTACGAATTTTACTTATACCGAATATGATTATTGTTATCGGTAATACGAATGTGATTATTTTGAATAGTATCATATTATTTTTTTATTTTGTTTAATTTATTTAATTGTTTTACAAATGATAACAATTCTCTTTTTGTAAAGTTTTCTGTGATTAAAGTAATTCCACATTCATTATCGTCTTTATCAAATATCCAATAATATGTGCCAATTAACTTATAATCACTCCAACCTATCTTTTCCCACTCGTCAGTAAATAATCCTACACGATAAGGTAATTTTGGATTGTGTATTCTTTCAGGCCCTACTTTGTAGCCTAATTTTCTAAATTCACTTTTAAGAAACTTAAAGTTTTCTTTTAATTTGATACTAATGTAATCTGCCATAATTTTTTCTTTTTTTGTGTGTAATTTTCACTTTGATTTTTTGTAATAAAAAGGGGAGTATATTTCAACTCCCCTATATTGTGTTTATTTAGATAATGGTTGTAGGTTATCACCATCTAACCATTCGTTTGCAATCTTATAGAATACTCTTTCTATTAGTTTGGTTCTTTCAATCTCACCAACATCATTTAATGGGTGTGAACTATCATACATCCATACTTTTTCAATATCCCTATGAACTTCACTTTGTAGTTTTTTGTAATCTTCTAATTGTGTTTTTAGAACTTTTTCATTTTCTTTAATAGCTTTTACTTTTCGTTTAAGTAAAACATTCTCTACATAAAGTTCAGCTCTTTCTTTCGCCATTCTTTCTAATTCTTGTTTATGTGACTCTTCTTTTCTTTTCAATTCCCACTCTAATTGTTTTTCATTAGTCCATTCGGAAGTTCCTTTGAATTGTTCTAATGCTCTATCTAATTCGGTTACTTGATAATTCTTTTTTGAAGAATGTAAAGGTTTATCATTTAATATCATTTGAGACCTATTTTGTAATGTTTCTTCTTGTTTATTTTTTGTTTTGAAGAAATCATCAATTTGTTTTTGTGTTTTTGACATAACTTTTTGTTTTATATATTATTGATTGTGTAATTGTTGTAAATCTAAATCCCATACCATTTTTATAAAGATATCAAATAGAAGTGTGTAATCTTCTTCATTTGAATATGTAAGTTCAAAAGCTGAAAGTAATTCTTTTTGAGAATTTAACCAAACATAACATTTATTTCTATATTCATTAGTCATTAAATCATTATGTTCATTTAATTGTTCATCAGTTAAGAATTGATTTTTCCAATCAAATTGCTCACTTTCTGAAAATAGATTATACATCTTATCATTATCTAACATACTTACTACGGTATAATGATTTCTTAAAGGTATATAATTTATCATAGTTTCTATTTTTATTAACTCTATATCATTGGCAATATATTCACCAAACTCCGAAAGGAATTTATTTAATGGTTTACTAATAATATCCATTTGTTCTTCATATGGAATAGATTGATTAATCTTTTGTGAAATACTTTTTTTACTCATTTTTACTTTGTTTGTCATATTATAATTTTTTTACATACCATACCTTAATTGGTTGGTGATATACCAAAGATACGACAATTTTTGATACTGGCAATAGGTTTTTGGAACTATTTTAGGGGTTTTTCACAACTCGTTGATACTGAGGGACTTATAAAGCGTTGGTTATCAACACTTTATGCAATATTACATGAGTGGTAATTAGGCTTGATAAGTGGTAAAAATTAAGGATAAATGGTCATATATGTAAGTCATTGATAACCAAACAGTTAGTTTTAGAGGGTAAAAATGGTGTTTTTTAGGTATTTTTTGCTTTTTTGAAAAACTAATACTTATATTTGGTAGTTTAATATATTTGTCGTATATTACACATATCAAACAAAAAACATATAGTGTTGGATACTATATTAAAGATAACGGAAGAAATTCCAAAACACACCCCTGAGAATTATGAAATCCAACTTCATAGTTCAACGGGGTTTTTAATTTTATGAATACTATTATTTACAAAACGCATTTTGAGTTAATGAATACATTGACAGATGCACAAGCAGGTTTACTCATTAAAGCAATTGGAATATATTGTAATGGAACAATGCCTGTATTTACTGACCAATTAGTACAAGGTATCTTTTTAGGTTTAAGACATGACTTTGATACTCAAGCTGTAAACTATGAAAAGAAAAAAGAAGCTAATAGGAAAAATGGTAAGTTAGGTGGTAGACCCAAACAAACCGAAGATAACCCACAAAACCCAATGGGTTATTTAGAAACCGAACAAACCCAACATAACCCACAAAACCTTAAAGAGAAAGATATAGATAAAGAGAAAGATATAGATAAAGAGAAAGATATAGAGAAAGATATAGAGAAAGATATAGCTAACAGTACTGGTAGTATGTTAACTGATAAAATATCTAGACAAGATAATCTTGCTGAAATACTTGATAATATATTTGGAAATGAAAAATAATTTGACTATATTTGAAAGATAATATGTTCTTATAAAAGACAGGATTAAAAAATACTTTATCGCTATTCAGCATTACATTATAAAGTTCCTGTTCAACATATTATAGGTCAGGAGCGAGTGCCATCGGTTCCTGACCTTTTTTATGCTTTTTATTTTTCACGATATATATTAGTATACGATTTGGTAAATTAAAATATTTTTCGTATATTGTATAAACACAAAACATAAAACCGATGGCAAATCAAAAAGAATGTAAATGTTGTGGTAAAGTAAAAGACACCACACAATTCAGCAAATGTAAGTCAAATAAAGATGGTTTACAATTCAAATGTAAACACTGCAATTCAAAAGACAATCATAAATTTAGAACTGAAATAAATCCTGAACACCATGCAAAGTGGCAAACTACTAATTGGGATAGGTTTATGAATTATATGAGAAAGTATAGAAAGGCTGACAAGAATGGTATTATATATTCAATAACAAATCCAGAAGGTGAAGTTTATATTGGAATGTCAGAAATGTTTTTGAAAGTTAGAATGATTGAACATAGAAAACATTATAGACAATACAAAGAAGGTAAAAGAGAATCACTTCCAGGTCTGCATGATAGTTTTGACAAGTATGGTATTAAAAATCATAAGTTTCAAACTATATTTGAATCAGAAGGTATTGATAGAAAACAATTAGAATATATAGAAAGAAGCTTTATTGAAGCAGTAAAACAAACAGGCAAATCATTAAATAAAAGAAATTGGTAATTATGAAAAAGACAATTAAATGCATAGGATGCTTCATTAGATTAGGAAGCATTTTAGAACACATTATAGGGTTAGTAACTCTTGGATGGGGAAAACATACGGCAAGTTGGGTTGCAAGGAAATTAGGATACTCTAATTGCGGTTGTGATAGACGCAGAGTATATCTTAATCAATTAACATGTAAAAGTTATTCAGAAACAATTAGTATATTATAAATTAAAAACAAATGCAAACAACAAAAGCAACATTAGACGGAACATTCGGTTACAAAGTAGAGACATTAGAAATAGATGAGAATGCAGTTTATATGGTAGACTGGTCAAAGATGCAATCAGTAAACGATATGATTTTAATCTTAGCAAGTATGGCTATTGGATTTCCAGGCAACCATCCTAACATTGAACAATTAAAACCATTCTTAAATCTACAAACACCTATTAAAAGAGAACCTCAACAAAAAGAAGTTGCATTACCTAAACTAAAAAAGATTAAGTAATATGAATGACTTAAATGAAAAAGAGTTAGAAGAACTAAAAGGTATATTAAGTCAAATTACGACTAGATTGCCAGAAGATAAGGCACACTATGTTTGGAATACATTCAATCATATAAGAAGTGAAAAAGAACCAATGCCGTGTATGTGTGGAAGCAGTGGAGCACATTGGAAAAGAGCAGTTGACTTTCTTCATGATTATGTAAAGAATAAGTAAATGATAGATTCAGGTAGTATACAATACAATGAATGTAAAGAAAGGTTAACCAATCTATATCTGGATTCTAATCATTGGTTAATTAAACATGCAATAAAGATTTCCAAAAATAGAGAAGAAGGTGAAGATTTAGTACAAGAACTCTATGAGTATTTACATAAGAAGTGTAATCCAAAGATATTCTGGGGTAATGCATACAATATGTTTTATTGTTATCGTTTTTTAGAAAGCAGATGGATTAATAAGACAAAGAAATTGAATAGAGTTGTATACAAAGAAGAGATGCCTGAAGAAGTAATGGAAGAGGAATACGATATCGATAGAGATTTGCAATTGCAGAATGCACATGAAGAAGTAATGAATGAATTACATAAGTTAAAAGTAACAAGAATGTGGCCGCAAGCCCGTATCTTTGAACTATATTGGTTATCGGACAAAACTCTTGATGAAGTAGCAAATGATATAAAGATAAGTAAGTCAACAGTATTCCTTTCAGTTAAGAAAATAAGAAAGTATTTAGAAAGTACATTAGACAATCCATTTAATAAGTAAGTTATGGCAGGAGGATTATGGGCAAGAAAGTTTGACAGAAAGAATGGTGAGACTAGACAATGTAATTATTGTGGTGATACATTCCATGCAAAGAAACCTATATGGAAATGTACTAAGTGTGTTAATGCAGCACAAAAAATAATTGAAACTGCAAAGAGAGCAAGAACTCCAAAGAAACAACAATACCCGTTTGACAATTATGGTAATGAAGCAGGTGCAAGATTTTGTACAATAAGAACTGCACTGAGTAATGCATGGAAAGAGTATAAGAAAACAGGAGATAAGTCTCATGTTATTGCACACTATAATAAACAATTGAAGGAAATAAAAGATAATGGTATATGGCAATGGATATGGGATAGAAGAGATGACGAAACTCTAAAAGAAAATCGACCAAAGACAAGGAATATGATTGAAAAGGAAGTGCCTGATACAAGAGGATGGTATGAAGAGTAGAATAGATTATAATTATGCTCACTTTAACTTTGATTGGACATGGATTAAAGATAAAGAATTAGTTATGAAAGGTGACCAATACGCAGGTATGTTAATTATATTAGATGATAGAGGTAGAGCAGTTGGAATGTATGCATACGAATTAATAAGTGATTATGAAGAAGAACAATAAGGAAATAATCGTATTAATGACTGTATACATCCTCGCCATTGGATTATTATTGTTATGGAGTATGTTTGTATCGCTTTAACTACAAATGACGCATATGAGTGTTTTAATAGTATATAAATCGAATAAATAACGGGCAATAAACGAATATGGCAAAGTTTGAAGTAGGAAATAAATTAGGTGGAAGAAAGGTTGGTTCTCTTAATAGGAGTACCGAACAGGCTAAACTTGCAATCGCTAGACTTGCTAATCAGGGGTTAAATAATATTACCGAGGATTTTGAAAAGATAAGAAAAGAAAATCCAATCGAAGCAGCAAAGCTTTATCTGAAATTATTAGAATACATTGTGCCGAAGAAAACAAGTATGGAGATTAGTGGAGAGATAGACCATAGAATACAGCAAGTAAGTATTAATATAAACAGAGCAGATAGTGAACATAGAGATTAACACTACAATTACATTTGAACATCTATTAGATAGTAAGCATAGAGTTACACATCACATTGGAGGAACTCGTAGTGGTAAAACATTTGGTATCTTGCAGTATGTTATCGTAGAAGCATTGAAATCACCACAAACCATTACTATTGTTAGAAGAACTATTCCCTCACTCAAGCGAACAGTTATAAAAGATTTTGTTGACATACTAAAAGGATTAGGTGTGTTCAATGAAGATAGCTGGAATGTAAGTGATAGAACTTATAAGTTGCAAGATAGTTCAATTCAGTTTATTAATTCAGATGACCCTGAGAAGTTAAGAGGTTTAAAATCAGATATTCTATTCATTGACGAAGCAAGTGAAATAGATGAAGAAAGTTATTTTCAGCTAAGTATTAGAACAACAGGTAAGATAATACTGGCATATAACCCTACGGTGTCACCTTATCATTGGTTAAGACAGATGCAGGAT